TTCGCCTCTCCAACACTTCGGCTAGGAGGTGCATACCTATTCCGAGGTACAGTGGCTTGGCAGAGCCGCCTTGGCGTGTTCGTCGTGCTCCTGGCAGCTGCGTGTCTGATCTTGAGGCGTTCGCCTCCCCCCTTCTTCTGGGGAACCTATCGAGACACTCTGCTGCGCTCGCTGCTTCGGTGATCCGTTTGAGAGCCGTCGGTGATCCGTTTGAGGGCCGCTTGAGCGGCTGTCCGATTTGAGCGGCTGTCCGACTGGTCTTGTGTTGATGCTTGTGTCTAAGTCCGTGTCAATGTTTTGGTCCGTGTCAACGTTTGAGTCGGTGTCAACGTTTGAGTGAATGTCGACGCTTCTGTCGACGGTGGTGGCTGAGTAGCCCGGGCGCTCCTGCAGGACACTGAGAATGACCTTGGTAATTCCCACGCCCGAAAGGCGGAGGTCGTTAATTCCAATCATCTGTATTATACCACTGTTCCAGGTGCGCAAACGTAAGTCCCAGAGGAGATACAGGGTTCATCATTCACTTTTAGCAGCATTTTATAAGAACAACACAATGGTAAACAAAACATCTATTTTTGTTGCTGTTGGTTCGTGTGTTGCTTTGGGCTGGTTAGCCACCAAGCCCCGACTGCTTTCCAAGCTGTACAATGGTGCCATTGAGAGCGTCTCCACATGGTATCGTAATGAATATACCAAAGGTGTTGTAGATGCCCAGATTGCCCAAGTGAAGAGCAAGGTTTCCAAAAGAGCATGGAAAAGGCTAGAACAGTTAAACGCAGTAGATCTTCCTACTGTGTTCAATGAGGAGTATTCCCCTGACTCTCTCATTCCGTTAGCTTATAAATACAGCAGGCAGGTCAGAACACTCATGTGCGCGCCTAAAAAGAGCGCTGCAAATGAAAAGTGTGCCTACCATGCTGTGCGCAAAGCTATGGAGGGAGATGGAGTCAAACCCCACCACATTCACAAAGCCATACATATGGCTGTCCAGCTTGTATTTGTGAAGGACAAATATGAGATAGAGGCTCGGAACATGTCTGATGTTCTTGGAGCTGCCATAGAGCTTGGACAATAGTGGGGCCGTGTTGTGTTAACTGGGTGCGAGGCTGTGGTTCGAGCAACTCACCCCAGTATTAAGCTGTTGCACAATCACGGTATAGCAAAGGCACGTCACGCTGTGGGTTATGTGCGTGACTGTATAGGAAATAACGTTTTCTTCTATAATAATACACTCTCTGTGGGACTTAGGGCACTCACAGAGAGACTTTACTACGTCAAGAGCAAGGATGGTTTAGTCCCTTGCCCCAAACCCACCACATCCTTCAAACCATTACATGCTTTCCGCGACCAGGTTCTGAAGTATATAACTTCTCCTCCTGTATGGACTTACGATGAGTTTGTCCAAAGCTATACAGGATCGAAAAGGAAGCGCTATCAGACCGCTGTCAACAACTTGATGTCTGGCGGCATCAAGAAGCATTATGGGTTCTGGAAGACGTTTATTAAGGCTGAGTTTTATGATGGTACAGCCAAACATGACCCATGCCCTCGACTAATCCAACCACGCAGTTATGAGTATAACGTATTGGTTGGTTGTTTCTTACGACCGTTGGAGAAGTTGATCTACAAGGCCATTGACAAGGTCTTTGGCCACCATGTGGTCCTTAAATGTGATAATCCATGGCAGCGAGCTGAGACCATCAAAGCACATTGGGACGCTATCCCTAATTGTTGCTATGTAGGCTTTGACGCATCGCGCTTCGATCAACACATTTCAAGACAGGCTCTAGAGTTTGAGCATTCATGGTACCTCAAGGTGTATCGTAATGCAGCGGATCTTATGCAGTATCTCTCGTGGCAGATTAAAAACCGAGGGTATGCTAATTTTGCTGACGGCGCATTACGCTATGATGTTGAGGGTTGTAGAGGATCAGGTGATATGAACACCGCTCTCGGCAATGTCATCATTATGTGCAGTCTGAGTCATGCATACTTGGAAACACTAGGTGTGCCTTACAGATTCATTGATGATGGTGACGATTGTGGGGTGTTCATTTCCAGAGAAAACTTACATCTCTTGGATACTTTACCTGACCATCATTTACAGTATGGTTTTGAAATGACTGTGGAACCTCCCTCTTTTGAACTGGAGGAGGTCGAATTTTGCCAGTCGAAACCCATCCATTGTGGTAACAACAATTGGATGATGGTGAGAAACATCCACAAGATCCTCAAACAGGACGCGCTAAGCATAACATCTCGTGATTTCGCTACCTACAACGAGATCATGTATGCCACTGCTGTGTGCGGCCTTGCCTTATATGAAGGTATGCCTGTTCTTGACCAGTTTTACAGAAGCTTCCTGCGATGTGAGGTGAGAGCTGATGTTGTTGAGAGGGTTCTCAGCGACATGTTTACTGGACATAGAACATGGCGATCTTTTGCATCATCAAGCCGGGATTTTACCATTGACGTGACGGAGGCCCGTTTCTCGTTGTGGAAGGCTTTTGGCATTTTGCCTGATGAGCAGGAGATGTTGGAGGATGAATTACGGGCCATAAGTCTCGACAACCAAGTTTACCAGCCACTATTCTCTGACTCCCAATCTACCGTGCAGTACTATCTTACAGAATGATTTCGTCAACCATGACTCCAAAGCAAATCAATGCAGCGCTTACTAGATATAAGCGCGCGTTGGAAGACCCTCCACAACCGCCGGCTAAGCGCAGGCGGGTTAAGGGCAAGAAGAAACAGGGAACCACAACAATCGCAAGTCAAATGGATCTCACTCGCTCCTTCCAAGCATCTCCGGCATTAAAGATGACCCGAGGACCAACAGATGCTGTCCGTGTTCGTAACCAAGAAGCCACCACAATAACGCTTCAGGGGGCTACTACTACCCCCTTTGTAGGCAGAAATTTCTTTCGTGTTGCAGCAGGTCCGAGTACGACCATTTCATGGTTACCGACCATTGCTAAACAGTATTCAATGTACAGGTTTCGATCTGTTAAGATCCGGTACATTCCTTCTGTTGGCACAACCGAAAGTGGTTCTCTTGCTATGGGGTTCTTTCCTGATGCTGAAGAAGCAAGTTTCTTCTTTAGTTCAGGATCTGGGACAGGAACATTGGCCCAGCTGTCTCAATGCCGAAAGTATGCCCAAGGACCTCTCTATAGCGATTTAGAGATCACATTGACTCCTCAAGATTTCGCTCTGGATTGGTATTATGTGGACCCTAACCCCACTTCAATTTCTGAGAGTCGATTGACTGTCGCAGGAGCGTTGGGACTATTAACCACCTCCAATGCGACTCTTCTGAATTCCCAGGTCGGGACTTTGTACATCGAATACGATGTTGAACTTAAGTTTCCCGTCACCACTAATCCTGACCTTTCATGATAGTAATGACATTACGTTGATAGATAGGTTGTAGTATTTGATAGTTAGTTGATGTATATAGTGTTGTTTGTTGTCGATTCTATGGTTGGTCACCTAATGTGTCCTAAGCGTAACGGCCAGGGTGGCTCCCTGCGCTTCCGTCAATATGCGAGGTGGAGCTATGGTGTGGTTCTCATTGAAGCCATGCATGGAAACATGCATTAAAATTGATTGATGTCTCCTAAAATCCGCGCCAGCGGTGGGGTGGAGCCGGAATGCGAGCCGAGAGGCGCCGACCTCGTCAAATCAGCGCAAAAAATCAAGTGCCAACCGCACTTCCTACGCCGCTATGCCCCTCGCTGCCTAATCCGCAGTAGAGAGTAAACGGCCCGTCTCTACGGAGACGGCGTCTGCCGCTCCCGTTCTCCGCCGGGTGAGCGTGCGGGCGTGATAAAGGCGGAGTGCCGCACTGCCACTTCACTAACAGCGCGAAAGAAGGCCCTTGGGCCCCAGTGAATGGCCGCCGGGTAATTTTGCTGGTCGAGTTCTCGGCGGCGACATGCTCAACCGGCTACGCTCGTAGATGTCCGCGGGACGATTCTTTCGGACGCGGGTTCACTACACTTAGCGTGTATATAGGTAACCCGTTACAAGGGGAATAACGCAGCGGACAGACGGACGCCTAAGCCGGAAAGCGGACAGCAAGTTGAGCGGTCAGACTGCCGGCGCGTGGTGCAC